GCTGAAGCCGCTGCCCTGCCGAGCAGAGACGAGGACCCGGACGCATACGCAGAGGCTTTGGCCGAGCGTAAGGCTACCGAACTCCTCGCCCGACGTGAGGCAGAGCGGGAGCAAATGGCTCTCCTAGAGGCTTATCACGACCGCGAAGAAGCAGCGCGTGACAAGTACGATGACTTTGAACAAGTCGCGTACAACAACGCTCTGCCTATCACGACTGTGATGGCACAGACGATTCAGGCTTCGGAATTAGGACCCGATATTGCATATCACTTGGGTTCTAACCCCCGCGAGGCTGAACGTATTTCCCGCCTGTCGCCGTACTTGCAGGCAAAAGAGATCGGGAAGATTGAGGCCAAGTTGGCCGACAGTCCCGCCCCGGTGAAGAAAACAACCAGTGCGCCCCCGCCGATTAAGCCTGTCACGGCTAAAGGCGCTGGCACTCCGGTCTACGACACGACAGACCCACGGTCAATTTCGGCCATGAGCGCGTCAGAGTGGATCGAGCGCGAGCGTCAGCGACAGATTAAACAGTGGGAAGCGCGTCGTAACCGCTAACTTCTTTTAGAGGACACTTAAAGTGGCTAATACACTTCTTACTATCGACATGATCACGCGGAAAGCGTTGGAGATTCTTGAAAACAATCTCGTGCTGACCCGCAATGTTAACCGCCAGTACGACGATTCCTATGCCGTTGAAGGCGCCAAGATCGGCACCACGCTGCGTATCCGTCTGCCGGACCGCGCTCTCGTGACCGACGGTGCTGCCCTTCAGGTGCAGGACGACAACGAGCAGTTCACCACGTTGACGGTTGCTTCGCAGAAGCACATCGGCGTGAACTTTACGACTGCCGAAATGACCATGCAGTTGGACGACTTTGCCGAGCGCGTGTTGAAGCCGCGTATCAGCCAGTTGGCCGCCAGCATCGACGCCGACGTTGCTAACTCGTTCCTGAACATGTATCAGGCGGTTGGCACCCCCGGCACGACCCCCAGCAGCACCGCTGTTCTTCTCGCTGCCCAGCAGAAGTTAAACGAGTCTGCCGCTGTGATGTCGCCCCGTTATGTCACCGTGAACCCGGCTGCGAACGCCGCGCTCATCGAGGGCATGAAGGGGTTGTTTAACCCGGTCAGCACGATCTCGTCGCAGTTCAAGAACGGCATGTTTGGCGAAGGCATCCTTGGGTTTGAAGAACTCAACATGTCGCAGTCGATCAAGCAGTTCACGACTGGCAGCCGCTCGGGCGCTCACACGATCACGACGACCGTCTCGGCTCAGGGTACTTCGACCATTGCCATTACCGGCACTGGCACGCAGACCATCAAGAAGGGCGACGTGTTCACGATTGGTAGCGTGTTTGCCGTGAACCCGCAGACCCGCGAATCAACCGGCTCGCTCCAGCAGTTCGTCTGCACGGAAGACGTGGCGGCGACTGGCGGTGCGTATGCTGCCGTGAAGATCAGCCCGGCGATCTACACGTCGTCAAACGCTCTGGCGACCGTTGACTCGTTCCCGCAGTCTGGTGCGACCGTGACCTTCTTGGGTGGCGCTTCGACCCAGTATCCGCAGAACCTCGTGTACCACAAGGACGCGATTGCGTTTGCCACGGCTGACCTCCTGCTCCCGCAGGGCGTTGACATGGCTTCGCGTCAGGTCCACAACGGTGTGTCCATGCGCGTTGTCCGTCAGTACGACATCAACAACGACCGTATGCCGTGCCGTATCGACGTGCTGTATGGCTACTCGGTGATTCGCCCGCAGATGGGCGTGCGTCTCTGGGGCTAACCCTTAACCTTATTCACGGAGTAATTCAAAATGGCACTTCCTAATGGTTCTGGTGGTTATCAGTTTAGCGACGGTAATGTTGGCGAGCCGCTCCTGTTTGCACAGGGCGCTCCTACGGCCATCGCTGCGGCTGCAACTGCAACGCCTGCTCAGTTGGCGAACGGTCTTTTCACGTTCGACGGCACGGCTGGCAACCTGACCCTGCCGACTGTTGCTGACCTTGAAGCCTATGTCTCGTCGGCTGCCAAGCCGAACGTGGCGTTTGAC